AAGGCGAGGTTGGAATAGGTGCAGGGGTCGCGGAACAACAACCCAACTGGGGTGCGGGGCGGAAGTCTTATTGTAAGACTCGCATTAATGTCCGCACTATTGAGAAATCTTTGAAGCAAGCGATTGAAATTGAGCGTATGGCTGCTGAGGTTGTTAATGCTGCGCAGGCGAATCCCGAGAAAATGGTTACTGCGATTAATGCTTACAATAAAGCGCTTGCGAATCGAATGGAAGCGGAGAAAAAGGTTCTCGAGTATCAGGAGGCTCGCAAGCTCTTGATCCCGATCGATGTTGCAAGGGGCTTGATTAATAAGGCTTGGCTTCCGCTTTTGGCTCGCCTCCGAAGCGCGCCGAAACGAGCCGCAATGAAGGCGAATCCTTCTGATGATACATTGGCCGAAGCGGTCTTCAAGGAGGAGATCGAGCAGGCAATTAAGGAGGGGCAGGATTGTTATGCCGCGGTTCTCGCATAATAAAGAAGTTGTCGATGCTTTGACATCGGCGATGGTCGCAGCGCTCTCGCAACCTCCAGAGGTTACGGTTTGGGAGTGGCTTGAGGAAAATGTCACGCTGACCGAGCGAGAGAGCCAGAGCGAGCCAGGCAAGTTTTCCACGCGATCTAGGCCTTATATGCGCGAGCCGCTGGAATGTTTCCGCGACAAGCGAGTGACCGACTTGGTGCTTTGTTTTGGGACGCAAACAGGGAAAACCATGACCGTCATGGGCGGGGTTGGCTATCGCGTTGCGGTAGATCCTATGAACGCCCTTTGGGTGTTGCCGAATCGCGATCTCGCCAAAAGCTTCTCGCAGAACCGCTGGTTCCCTTTTATCGAAAATTGCCCGCCGCTTAATGTCATGAAGCCACTCGGCAAAGACCGGCATCTTTGGACTCGGCTTGAGCAATGGTTTGCTCGCAGCACCCTGACCTGGGTTGGCAGCAACAGCCCCAGCCAATTGGCAAGCCGCCCTGCTGGATTGGTTTGCATGGATGAAACGGACAAATTTGAGCTGAAAAGCGATCGCGAGGCTGGGGCTCTCCAGAACGCCGAGGAGCGCACGAAGTCATTCCCTTACCCTCTCCGCGTGAAAACCAGCACGCCCACCACGAAGCACGGCCAGATTTGGACCGAGTTCATGCTGGGCGATCAGAGGTTCTTCTATTTGCCATGCCCTCACTGCGGCACGATGATTAAGCTCCTCTGGGGGCAAGTCCGTTGGTGGGAGCATGACGAGAGCGAGAGCAAGACCGATGGGGATTGGGATCTCGAAAAAGTGCGGCGCAATACTTATTACCGCTGCCAGGAATGCGAGGGCAAGATCCTCGATGGGCAGAAGACCGCCATGCTCCGGCAAGGCGAATGGCGTCCCGAGAGTTCCCGAGGGCTATCCGGTCGCCGCAGCTATCATTTGAATTCCCTCTACGCGCCTCTCAAGGAAACGCAGTGGGGCAATCTGGCCGCGAAGTGGCTCATGACCAAGGGCAATCCTTCCCGCCGCCAAGCCTTCATCAACTCCACTCTCGCCGAGCCGTGGGACAACGAGCTTCTGGTCGATGACGAGACGATCTCCATCACACTCTACGACCGGCAGGAACTCCCGCCAGAGCGCATTCCGATCGCCACGATCGACGTCCAGGAGAATCACTTCTGGATGGTTATTCGGGCGTGGAGCACTCCGAAAATGGAAGGAGGCCAGCAGAGCTGGCTTTTGTTTGAGGGCAAGGTCGATACGATTGAGGAGATCGAGCGCCTTGTAGCCGAGCACCATGTCGAGCCACGGCGCGTCGGCATGGACATGGCGCACAAGCCGAATACCGTCTCTGCGTGGATGGTGAAAAACGGATGGCGCGGCCTGTGGGGTCGCGATAATTCGCAAGGCTACATCCACAGTGCTGTAGGCACTCCGAGAGTTTTCAAGGACTACTCGCAAGTCCAGCGCCGCGATCCGCATCTCGGCACCATTTATCAGAACGAAGGCAACGAAAAGGCGCTATTTCTCTATTGGAGTAACGATCGCATCAAGGATCGTCTCGCTGCCTTGCGGGATAGCGGGCGTTGGCATGTGCATCCAGGGATTTCGAAGGACTATGTTCACCAGATCAACGCCGAGTCCAAGGAGATCAAGCGCTCTCCCGTGACGGGGCGGATCACTTACTACTGGAAGCAAGTCCGCCGAGACAACCACTTGTTCGACTGCGAGGCCATGCAGGTCGTGATGGCACTTGTCGGCGGTGTTCTGGAGGAAGAGGCATCTGCTCAAGGGCAGCTTCACTTGACGCCTTCCGCGTAGGTTAATGAAAATAAACTCCCTTTGCGCATACCTCAAGCAGTCCAAGCTCGATCCTGTAAAGGCCATGAATGCCTTGCAGGATCATGGGGTTATTTCAGACAACTGTATCGACGCGCAGGATGTCGGCGACTCCGAGGCCGCCGTGCAGTGGCTCATTCAGCATAAGGATTCGCTGTAATGGAAATTTCCACGCAAATCATCTATCTCTTGTTTTCGGTCGGCATCGGCTTTTGGTGCTATCGGCTGGGGTTTCTGGACGGCGCTGCCGCCCAACGCCGCCAGGATCGAGAGAAAGAGTCCCGTTGGCGCGAATTCGAAGACCTGTGAGTGGCATCCTTGACACGGCCAAGGAGATTACAAGCGGGGATCGCAGGCGCGATTACGACGCCGCTCTGCCGAATCACCAGCGCATCGCCGCGCTGTGGAATGCTTACTTGCAGAGTCGTGCCGAGCCGCAGGCCGCAGTCAGTCCGCTCGATGCCGCTCACATGATGATCCTGCTCAAGCTCGCCCGCGCGTGCAAGACGCCTACTCGTGATACCTATGTCGATATCGCGGGATACGCCAGATGCTCGGCAGAGATTTTAGGTTTTGAAAATGAATAATAATCCCACCAAAGAAGAGTTGATCGCCGTCATGAAAGTGAATGCCAGTGCCGACGAGCTGGTTTCCGGCTTGGAGGGGTTAAAGCTCGGGTGGTCGCTTGATTCGACTGGACGGCTTATCGAGGCGCGCGTCTGGAATTGGCCTTATGTCATAGGTCGGTATCGGCCTGATTCCGTGGAGCCTCTTGCGATGATGCTTCGTGGGGCGATCTCGGACGCAGTGATTTTTTGCGGCGGGCAGGCGAGCGACACGGATGAGCGGTTAGGTTAGGAATTTCTAGCCACCGCCACATCGAGGTCGGGAAACGTCCGTATGGGCGTTGCAACCTTGGAAACCCGGCGTCTGTAAAGGGGATGCATACCCGTCCCCGCCGCAATTCACTCCTCGGAGAGCGAGCGATGGTAGGCCATGAAGAAGTCGCCAGCCTCGCGCATGAGGCTTGCTAGTGAGGCGGCTGGGTCGTTGGTTGTATTCTGAACATCATAGTAAGCATGGTCGATATCCAGAAACTCTGGCGTGCCTTGGCCATCTACAAACTCCATAATGAAGCGAGGCCAGTGATTGTGGATGACAAACTCGCGGTCGCCAGCGAGGTCTTCGGCGTAGAGGAATTTAGGTAGGTTCATGGTGTGGGCAACGCGTGGAATTTTCCAGACTCGTCGGCCTTGTATAGTCGTCCTTCTGTGTAGCTCATCGCGTAGGGATACATCGTGTCGTTCATTTCACGCTGGGCTCGGACAACGGCGTCGAGCGCGTCTCGGAGGGCTTGGCGCACCGGAGGGTTGATGTTGCGGGTCTCCACGGCGGCGAGGAGCGTGGTTTCGATTTTCTGGAGTTGGTTTTCGAGTTTCATTTTGCGTCCTCCAACTCTTTTAAAGCGGCATTAAGCGGAAAAGGCTTCCCTTTCCATTTAAATTCGCCGCTCTCGCTTGCTTCTAATTCGCAATCGAACGCGTCCTTAAGGTCAATACGCAATTTGGCCGCCGCATTTTTGGCAGTTTGGAAAACGCGCCTCCGTGTGGTTTCAAATCGGGGGTTTAAATCCAACACTTCAACTCTTCCGTCGGGTAAGAGTTGGCAATGTATATGCGGATTAATAATGATGGTTTTCATTTTTTGGTTTGGTTTGGTTGGTGTTTAAAAAGTTTCGCGGGTGCTGGCATCGTCCCATACAGCGAGGTCGTGGACTTGGGAGGGGATGTCGCCGGTGAATGTGTCGTGGTCTTGGCCAAGGTCGGTGAACTGAGCTTCCCAGTTGTCGCCCCAGACGCGGAGGCCTGCGGCGTTGAGTTCGGCGTTGAACCCTGCGGAGATCAGGGCGGTGAGTGCGTATGTTTTGGTTTTCATTTTGTTGGGACGATAAATTTTGCAATCCGCTTGCCGAGCGTTAGGTTTTCAAAGTAAGGGTCTTCGTCCTCGCCGTTCCATTTGTGAACCTCGTATTCATGGCGGGTATTGCTGAGCCTTCCGCAATCATCGTCCCAGTCCCAGCGACGCAAGACGGCGTATTCGTCGCGCCAGATAGCTTGTCCTGCATCATGTGGGTTGCCTTGGTTTTCGAGTATGGTGATGTATGTAAGGTTTGTGATTTCGTCTTTTTCCTGTTCGGATAGTTTTCTTTGTGTCATGGCGTTTTCATTTGTTCAGCGGCGGCGCTGGCTAGTTGGTCGGCGCGTTCGTTTTCGGGGTGTCCATCATGGCCTTTTATCCACGCCCATTTGATTGTGTGGGGTGTGGTTGTTTGTTGGAGTTCTTGCCAGAGGTCGGTATTTAGCACTGGTTTTTTGGCTGCCGTCTTCCATCCGTTTTTTTCCCAGTCGCAAATCCATTTGGTGATTCCGTTGATGAGGTAGCGGCTGTCGGTATGGATGGTGATGCAGGAAGGGCGCTTCAAGGCTTGCAACGCGCGGATGGCCGCAGTGATTTCCATGCGGTTGTTTGTTGTTGCTGGTTCTGAGCCGGACAATTCTTTTTCATGAGGCCCCATCCGGAGAACAACTCCCCACCCGCCAGGGCCAGGGTTGCTTTTGCAGGCTCCGTCCGTGAACGCCTCGATGGTCATAGTGATTTAATTTTCTCTAGCGCGCGGGTGGTGCTTTCGATTGCGGCATCTTCAAAGTATTTTTTTACTTTTTTGAATGGGGGTTTTTCTTTGAACAGTTTCTCAAAGGCGTCAATGTCCTTTTCCGTGAGTTTGATCGTGTAGGCGATTCGGACTTTCATGGTTTTTTTTATGG